TTACTACCACACTGTGCATCCCATATGTGTGCTCTGAATCTGTACTTTACCTTCTTAATGGTCTGACCAACATAGCCCTTACCATTCACTAAGTTTCGGATTAGGTAGATATAACCCCTACCCATCATCTTCTTCCTTTACTATTGCAGCCGTCTCAGGGACGGGTTGTGGGGGTTTAGGTGGTTCGAACTCGTAGATGCCCTTTTCAGGCTCTGGCTCAGGAGCGGGAAACGACCGTCTGTGCTCACGGAATGCATCCCATCCCAAGGGAACAACATTGCCCCATGGATTGGAATCTTTCTTCCGAATAACACGAGGAGCCGGTGGGGTTTTGACCCCTATCAATGCTTCCTGTAGTTCGTCGATGCGGCGTTGCTTCTGAGCCAGTTGGGCTCGGAGATAATCCGTTTGCTCACCGAAGGTTGCACGTTCAACAGCCAGAGTATCCTTCAACAGAGTTATCTGCTGCTCCAGAATGTCGAATCCGAAGATATTACGAAACCAACTCATTTTGAATTCCCCTTCCAACTCAACTGGAATTTCTCATAGAACTTTCCAACTTTAGTTATTTCTTCGAGAGTAGCATCATTCTTAATCTTATTCGCCTTACGAGCTAAAACATCACTATTTCTCCTTTACATTAGATCGCCACGAAGGCGGCAAGGATTGTGTCCAACGGGATTTAGGTCCCTTGGTCTTCGCCGCATGTTTGAACGCCAACAAAGTTTGCTTAGCGGGTTGTCCCACTAATTCCGACATCTGTTCCTGAAACTTCATCTCGTCGGTCTTCTTACGCGGGTTTAACATGGATTTCAAACCATATCTCGCCGCATCGGTGGAGTCCATCTCGATCTTAGCCAGAGATTTATCCGTCTTAAGCACATCCTCGCGCTTCTTAGGATCACGCATCAGCAACGGGATGGACTTAAGTAGTTCTACACATTCGTTTGATATTAACCAAACGTCATTCACTTGGAACGGCTGGTCTAACTTCTCCACGGTTAAGTTACGCCGCTCCGAAGAAGGCACCTTGAATTCACCCGTCACCCAGCCATGCCCTTTGGTGCCTCTGAGCAAGGATGACATCAAGGTATAACCACCAATACGGTCATCATCGGCTCTTTCCGGTGTGGGCATCTTGAATTCACGCATCACCTTGCCGATCTGTATGGCCGTGGTGAGCGGTGAATCCTCGTCGGCGAATGCGTCTCTGCCTAAATAGAACGCCTTGATAAGAGATCGTTCGTCCAAGCGTTTATCTCCGGGAAATAACTTAGTGGGTGTACAATCCACGATGTACTTAGCGACTTCAGGAGACTCCAAATCGCATACATACATCTCGCGATAAGTCACGGTAACATTCAACGGGTTCTGAACCGTCCATCCTAAAGTTCTAGCTATCTCGGATGGGGACAGAGTAACACGGTAATGCCATTGAATAGCCGTCCAGTGGGATTTACCCCAGTCGCCACTTATCCAATGCGTAGCCCATGGTTTACGCATAGCCTCAACCAAGCCCGGAGTAATGCGTGTGGATTCCAAATCAAAGGAGTTAGCGAAATATGTGCCTTCGATGGATTCCCATGAGCCATACCAATCCGCTTGGCGGATAACTTCATCGTCTACGGACAAGCCATGCGTATAAGGACCGTTGTTCGCGGCGTAGTCCATCCGTTGCTGGTCAGTCCAGCTATAGTATTCCTCGATGGAATATCCATCTTTCTGCAAAGCATCAAGACACCAATAAACGTTATCCCACGGGTTCCATTTATAGCCGACATAATCGTTGGGGTCTTCATCCTTGTTCACTTCGTGAAGAACAAACCATTTCTTAAGCTCTTGGATCGAGGCTCCACGCATGTTGAAGCTGAGCACGATCCTAGCCATCTTTCCGCCTTTGATGCGGTTGGCTCTACGCATCTCGCGTATCTCTTCGGCGGTGAATTGTTCGGCTTGGTCAATGGCGATGATAGCATAGTTGCCGCTCATGAAACGGCGCTTGACATCATCGAGGGATTCGGCGTAGGAGAAATCCATTCTGGATGTGCCGATGTCCAGATGGGAAGGCATGGTGGAGACTATATCGTCTTGCAACCATGGAAACTCTTGCTTGATTGTATCTATGTGATATTTCTTGACTTGATCGTAGTTACGCATTACGACGCAACATAAGAGCCCCGGCTCCTCATACATGAGGCTGAGTAAGACTCTATCTATTCCTGAGGACTTGGAACTGCCTCTGCCGCCATAGATGCCTATAACCGGACGGGTGCCATACTTTAGCTCGTCGTATAGCTCCGATTGTTTGGGGAGTAAGTCAAGACCGAACTCTGGCATTATCCCACCCAGTATCCGTCTTTCTTGACGCGCTCTTCCAGATGGGCTATGAGTTTCTCAATTTCTTGAGCAAAATCACAAACATCCACCATAGGTGGGGACTTTTCAAAAGTCGTGAGGTAGCTAAATTGCAGAGTCGCCACATACCCGGTGGGTGGAATAACCCTTTCAACGGCTAATTGAACCGTTGAGAGATATTCACCATTAGGAACGGGACAAAAATGCTGCCCGTTGGAGAAGTCGTAAAACTTATATCCCTCAGGCAACTTGGCATTCTCGACGAACACTTCAAGTGGAATTTCTATCATGGTCTCTCCATTAAGTTAATACTTACTTAACCGGGCTGAGCATCGGTTTGAATAAGTCCGATGTAAACCCGAGCCAAGGCTCCAACCAATGTGACGATTCCAGTGACCGTGGCGGCTTTAGGGGAATGAATCGTAGCTAGATAAGCCGTGACGGGACCGGTCGTGGCTATAATTGCACTCAGTACCCCGGCTGTCGTTGTTTTCCAATTATTGCTCATGTGTTATACTCCTTAAGAAAGGCGGCTCAACACCTTTAAAGTTGAGACGTGGAGTTACCACGGTAGTCTCACAGCATTAGAGACCAATGCCAACGCAATAAGAACGCCCAATGCAACACCGACAATGAGCGCAAAGAGCGCAATTACCACGACTGCCATTTCCCTATTTCTTCTTTCTCAGCCCCTTAGTCAGCTTGTCTCCAACCGTTTCAGGCAAACCCTTATCCGGCGTGGAAGCGAAGTCCGACATCTCTTTGCGGGTCATACCCGATTCCTTACGCTCATTAGCGGCTTCCGGGGAATGTTCAAGCCATCCGAAGTAACGTCTTTGCGCTTTAGATTTGCTCGGCATGTCTTATCTCCCCACTGGTGGTTTAGGTATTCTAGTCACCGGCTTGTTGCGATTAGGAAGCATCATGTTGTTAATACCCAACGGTAAGTCATATCCGATATTGCCCATAGTCAAAAGATGTCCCAACTTAGGATGACCATGCCGCACTAACTCATGTTGTCCCAATGCTGTAAGTCCGGCGATACCTTCAGAGTAAAGCGGCATACCCCACTTACTATCAGCCAAAGCATGAGGCAAGACCAGTTCTTTGTTGCCTCTGTCCAACATACGCCGTGTGGAGTAAGCATCAAGGCCGCGAGTTAGCATATCTCCCAAAGTAAGAGCCTGACCAAATCTGTCCGGGCGATTCACTGGAAACTGAGGAGGTATGAACTTCTGTTCGGGCTCGGACGGGATCGTCCCGTACAAGGGTGGTTGCTGGGGCTCAGGAGCGTCGGGAAGCTGTTTACTCGCTTGCGGCATCCTTATCCTTCTTCCATGCGATATGGCGTACAACAACCTTAAGCGGTTCCTTTTGGCTTAGCTCCACTTGGTCGGTAAACAATTTGAAGTATTTACCAAGAAGTTCAAGCGCCTTGATGCGGTCGCTCGTCCTATATTTGAGCCCACCCTTAGCTGTGGTTTCAATCCCGGTTATAGCTTGAGCGGTAGATTCATCGAGTTGTTGAACGGGAATGGGATTCCCGTTGGCATCGAACAAACGGCGTGGATCGTATTCGGCTAGTAACTTTAGTTTGCTTAGCACCCAATCGGAACTTATTTCAGCCTTTTCGAGTTTCTTTTTAGCTTTATCGGCGAGTATCTTAGCGATTTCGGGTTTGGCTAAAAGCTGACAAGCATAGGACTCGGCGGACTTAGCCGAGTAACCGGCAGCAATCGCCGCTCGGGGTCCGTCCAAGTCTTTAAGGTATTCAGCCAGAAATAGTTTTTGTTTCGCTCTCATATCTGTGTATTCAAAGCCGCCCTTACTTTAGCTAACTCCGCCAGAGCTTTGTCCATCTCGAAGGCATACTCCAGCGGGTCTACAAGCTCAGGCGGGAAGATATGAAGCTCAAGCATCACATAAGACTCGGTGGCTCCGATCTTTTCCGTCACCATCGGTCGTCCAAGCATGTATATAATCTGCACACCGGGCGGCAGATATGTGCCTTCGATTGCATTTTTCAACTTCAGCAGCATTGAGGTCTCTCCCCCTACTAATACGCTGCATAGCAAAAAAGAACCCACGGCCCTGAGATTCAGGATCGTGGGTTCTTTTTATGGTGAAGCCGAGGATGAGTCCCCAATACTAATGAACTCGGTAGTTGAAAATCTCTCCCGTTTAAAACTTGATTGAAGCTGCCGCTACAACATGTCATGTACTGTTATATCATATCATGTCATGTCATGTGTAAAATTCCGTGTTGATTCTAAACGACTTAAGGGGCATTTTTTTGCATGGTCAGAGCATGGTCAGAGCATGGTCAGAGCATGGTCAGAGCATGGTCAGAGCATGGTCAGAGCATGGTCAGAGAGATTTGGATGCGATTTGGATGCGAAAACTCCAGAGAATTTATGCCCCCTCCTCCGGCGTGTACTCGGTGATTTCCGCCATCTTCGGGATCACAAACTGTGCCCGTGGAGTCTCGAATGCTTCCTTGCATTTTGGGCAATTGAGATCGGTGGTGAACACATGCTTGGTGCAGGGCGTGTCAAGGATGGCGATAAGATGGGCGTACTGATCCAACCACTTTTTTACTATCCTTGGGTCACAGCCATGGAGCACTTTCGCCAGTTTAATATGATCGGTCGGCAATGAACCTGCCAACCACATAGCAACCATAATCTCAATGTAAACCCCCTGCTGAGTTGCAGTCATTGAGAGCCGGTCACCAGAATAAAGCCACCGCTGTACATTAAACGCAAACCACGGTAGCTGTTGCGGGTTAATCTTTGCTGGTTTGTCCATTACTCCTCCACTTTATCATATTGACCGAACTGAACCACACCGTGACATAACTTGACCTAACGAGACTAAACCAGCCTCAACTTGACGTCCTCAACCTCAATATACGCCGTCACTTCGGCTGGGTCAAGATGCTCTGTACCGGGAACACACTCCCATACACGCATCAGGCGGTTGCTCTGCCCTTTGCGTCTCTGCCCGTTCCATTGCAATAGGCCCTTCTGGCGCAGAGGTTTGATTCGTGGGCTGATGGACATCGGTGAGAACAGGGGCGGGTTTGCTTTCTACCGGGGGGAGACTGGGACTTAGTGGTGGCGGGAACCATGCCGACTCCGGCTTTATAAACCATCTTAGGCTTGATGGGCGAGGGATCATCCAGAGGATCGGGCTCCTCAACAGGCTCTTGTTTAGACCGAGCCAAGCTGAACGGATGACTGTCGGGTACGTCGAGAAATTCCATCTCATCAGACGCCGGGGCGGGGAGTTTAACCCAAGCACTCTCCGGTTGGGATTCGTCCTTTTCCTCTGCTTTTTCAGGATCATTTTCTCCCGTTGAGTTAGAATTAGCTACTACGTAGTTATTTTCTCTTTTTATCTCTTTTCTTCTTATCTTATCTATAGGCGCGGGAGACCCATTTTTTCCCAATGTTAATGAGAATTTCAATAGCTCGGGAAAGTAATATGTGCTGTACTCGTACTGAAGGCATACAGAACATGTACAGCACTCGTGCTGAAGGCATACAGAACATGTACAGCACTCGTGCTGAAGGCATACAGCACGGGTCATCTTCATGACAGTTGCGGAGTATTTCCACTCCGCCGCATAGAATGGAAACCATGGTAAAGAATCGGGGTTGATTTTACGGGACATTACTCTTCGTCCTCAGTGTCATTATACAACACAACGCCATACCTGCATCGCTTTTCCGTTCGGACCGGGGCGTTTCTCCCCGGTAAGCTCGATGAGACCTTTTTGGTACAGGGGTTGGAACCGTGGACTGATGGAGCCATACTGGTCAACACTGAGATGCTGGGCTACTTCCCATGACGTGGCCGTTCCCAAGGCTGCAATGGCGTCCCTGACGATCTTTTCCCACCGGGCGGCATCGACCGAACTGGCAGCAGCAAAACTGGTGTCGGGATCACTGCTACGAGCCAGAGCCCCATCGGCTATCTTGCGCCGTCTCTTCGGTCTGATATGTTCAAGGATGGAACGGATGAGGCGCACGTCGCTCTTGTCAAAAATCAACACGCCGCCTTTAGGCAGGGAGAGCTTGGCGAGTCCCGGCGTTTGAATATCGACCTCACTCACTAGCCGCCTCCATCACTCGTTCATACACACGGCGATGGTCGGGAATCCCGGCTTCCTTGGCGGCAAGTGAGACTGTGGCGCGACTGACGCCGAAAAAGGCGGCGACCTCGCCGTAGGGTTTAGTGGGGTGGGATTTGATGTGCGCGGCGATGATCCTGTGTGCCGCGATGGTCTCAGGTCTTTGCATAATTTTCCTCCTCATTTATAATACTACAAAATTTAGTATTCTAAAATTAAACATGGGTAATCTGAGATGGTTACCTGAGGAGGTTACTTTAGTTACGAAATAATACTGTCACAATTGAGACGAGAGGGTGTATACTGTGATGGAAAGGAAAGGAAGTATATGATTTACTCACGTTCTGGATTGCAGGTACATGTCGCATCCCGGTCGTTGCCAAAAGGATCATCGGTTATCAATTGGGAAGAGCCCATCGCTTGTGAATATGTGGGTGATGAGGCCAACGGTATGGTCCTTAACACTGCACGTTTTAATCTCGCCGATGATGCCCGTATCGCACAAGCAGCAGCAGCGGGTATGACCGTAGCGGCTTACAAACATCGCCGCCCAACGTGGTAACACCGCAGGACGGCGGTCACCGTCCCCTTAACCAGAAAAGGAGAAACGTCATGGCAGGACAAAAGAGCAAGACCGTGGAGTCACCGGAAATTCAGGTGGCAACGGTGCAAACTGGAAGTATCCACATTAAGGTGCTCGGTGATTCGCCGATCATTCTGAACAAGATGTCCGAAAAAGCAAAGCATCAATTACTGATGCCTACCGGGCGGATGAACGCCGCGCAGAAGCAGACCAGCCTCAAGCACGATCCGGTGGCTGAGTTCCGTGCATCTGCCACTCAGCTTCCTGACGGTCCGACTCTGCTGGGGATCGACGCGACGGCTTTCAAGGGCGCGATGATGACAGCGGCTTTGGATTTGCCGGGAACAAAGAAGGCGCAGATCGGACGGCTATGCTACGTGCAAGGACGCCACGTTGGCATTTTTGGCATCCCTGCACTTTACATGGCTGTGGTTCGGTCAAGCGACATGAATCATACGCCTGACATTCGCACTCGCTGCATTATTCCCAACTGGGCGGCGGAGTTTGATGTCACTTTCATTCGTCCCTTTCTGACCCCACAGGCTATCGCCAATCTTTTATCGGCCGCTGGTCTTTATGTCGGCTGTGGCGATGGTCGCCCGGAAAAAGGCAAGCTGACATTCGGTCAGTTCCATCTCCTCTCCAGCGACGAGGATGAAAAGCTGTGGGACACCATCGCCGCACAGGGCGGTCGTGAACCTCAGATCGCAGCTATGGAAGCAGCCCAACCATGGGATGCAGAGTCTGAAGAGATGCTAACGTGGTATACTCAGGAACTGGGTAGCCGCCACTTCCGTTCAGAGAAAGCATCTGCTGCTACGGCGTAAACAACAACCGGGTGGGGTGAAAGCCCCATCCCCTAACACAGGAGAGAATATGAAGAAGATGAATCGCGAAGTCGTAGAAAAGGTGCTCTTGAAACTCAAAGAAAAGCATGGGTTCCTGACTCCACAAATCGTTGTGGATGAAGCCAAGAATCCTCGCAGCGCCCTTCACACTCAGGGCGGATTTGAATGGGACCTTGCCGCCGCCGCCGAACGGCATTGGCTGGATCATGCAAAGCACTTGATTAAAACGGTGCGGATTTCAGTGACGGTTGAAAACACCGTGTTCCTGAGGCCGCGCTTTGTTGTTCACCCGGATGCTCCTCGCCGCGCTCCACACTTTGTCGAAGTGAAAGACTTAAAGGAAGAAGGCAAAGAGACTGACTTTCTGATGGCGGAATTCAAGCGCATTGAGAATCAAATTCTCCGTGCGAAAAGTTATGCTTGCGCTCTCGGGCTCGGCGATGCTTACAATTCTTTGCTTTCAGCCACGCAGAATTTCCGGCTTCAGCTTCAAGCCAAACTGAAAGCGAAGGCGAAAAGGGCAGCGGCATAGAAAAGTCTTGTCACGGTGAGTCTGGTCGAGTCTGGTCTTGTTCCGTTGAGTCGCGATAAGGCAGTCGCGTTGAGTCGAGTCGCGTCATGTTGTGTCTCGTCTTGTCATGTTGAGTCGCGGTGTGTCAAGGTTTGTCAGGTCAAGTCGAGGCAGTCGAGGCTTGTTATGTTTCGTCGCGCCATGTTCAGTCACGGCTTGGCAGTCGAGTCGTGTTAAGTCGCGGTGTGTTCAGTTAAGTCATATTATGTCGGGTCACGGCAGTCATGTTCCGGTAAGTTACGGTGAGTCAAGTCGGGTCACGGTATGTCAGGTTGGGTCTAGTCTTGGCAGTCGAGTCGAGTCGCGTCCGGGTTTGTCCTGTTGTGTCGAGTCAAGGCTCGTTTAGTCGCGGTATGTTCAGCCGAGGCAGACTAGGTACGGCGTGGCATGTCGAGTCTAGTCATGGCTGTCGCGTCTAGTTATGTCGCGGTGCGTTGCGTCGGGTTCAGGTGGGTCAAGTCAGGTCAAGGCAGTCGCGGTAGGTCATGGTTTGTCTTGGCGGGGTTCGGTGTGCCCCGGTACGGTCAGTCTTGTCGGGTCATGGCAGTCGAGCCCCGTTATGCCATGTCTCGGTATGTCACGTCCAGTATGGCAAGGCAATCGAGTCGAGTCCAGTTGAGTCATGTTATGTTCTGGTCGGTGTGGTTTGGTCTGGCGGTCGCGTCACGGTCAGTCAAGACAACTAATTTATTAGTATTAGGAGGCATGGATGCTCCTGACAGTGCTTACTGGGATAACGTCACCGCTACTGCATCTTTACAGATCGATCTTGAAGATGCGTTACATGGCAATGTGACTTTATCTGTCGAAACCAATGATAAACTGACCGACGACAGCATCAGCGAGTTCGTCAAAGACAATTTTTTTGCGTTCCTTAACTACCTCAAATTTATGGACGGCGAGGAAAGAATCGTTTTACTCAGTGTATTTCTACTCCTCGCCACGCAAAACACTATCGGTGGCATTCTTGGCAGGACTCAAACGGTTTGCTCCCAGTTTTGCCGGATCGCCATCGCCAAACTGGGTTACTTTGTACAGTGTGGTGGTTACCCCAGTGCTGACCAAATCAGGGCATCGGTAATCAAGAACGGTCTTGAACCCATCACCGCTGAGGTCGTCATTTTGTTTGAGAAATATAGAAACCTCGTGGAAGTAGCCCGGATGCTCGATATGCCACGTCCGGTCGTTAAACGGGTAATCTCCGCAGCAGCCGCTACACTCATTGGCTCGGCTAAGACTGACACGACTCCCATGTCACAAACAGCCACGTCCAATAAGGACCGGGAGTCCTTGGGGTTTGGTTGCTACCTCCACCGTTTAATCTCAGGGAAAGACCCCACCGGGCGTTGGAAGGGCAAGGCCGCTATGCGCCGGGTGGGTACACTCCACCGCACCGACCCTGACTATCTTGGACAATTTCGCATCCCCATCGACAAGGGCATCCCCGCTCTCTTCATCCCCAAATCGAACAAAGCTGAAGAATAGCACAAAAGTTGTATGGTAAAGCTTCCCATTTCAGCCCGATCCGTGTATACTGTAAGTATGAACTTCGAACTACAGCACGTAGACAGCAGCTTCATCGCAGCGGTGGGATTCGCAGCTAAGACGTACAAAAGCCGCGATGGTGTCATCGTTGTAAAGATGGCGTCCGGTAAGACGTATGGCTACAAGGGTCGTCGTCAAGGATTTGAGCGGTTGCTCAAGGCTGAGTCTGTGGGTCAACACTTCGGTCGCTGGATTCGCACCAAGCCTGTGCTGTTTGTCTGTGAGGGTTGAAACGTCTGTGAGGGATAAAATGATCGTCTATTTGGGTACCGGCGAGAAGACCTCAATCGGTCATGACTGGTCGGCGATTACGCTGAAGCAGTTAGCTGATTTTAACGAGGCACATCCCTCGCACGAGTTAGTAGTTAAGAAATTCAACCCGTCGATCTTAACCCACTGGGATCGGCGAGACATCAAGGCGTTGATGGACGCACTTGAGGATGATGACCCGACTTATACTGGCACAGTTATGATGTTCGGCAAAATTCTTGAACCCACATGGGAAGGAAGGGGTTTGTTATGACGAAGCGAGAACGGCAGAGAGCACGGCTACGGCGCAACCTCAAGATGTTGGCTGAGATGGAAGCACGAGAAAACACCCCGGAACGCAGGGCGATTGCCAAACAGGATGTTTGGATTTTACGGATCGCAGTGCTCAGTCTATTGGCTGTAGGAATAGGTATTTTGTTTTTGTAGCCGAATTTTACTGTCCGAAGATCGACACTAAGGCGTGCCAAGAGTGACCAAAAATAAACCCAGCGATGACAGAGCCCCCGGCAATAAGCGCGGCATAGTATTCCAGCAGCCGCAATCTGTTCTTGAGCTTACCGATCTCACCCGGTGAGCCATTGCCTAGTAACAAATGCATATCCGCTTTTAGTTCGCCAACAGTCTCGGCAGTTTTTGTGAGGGCATCCACCACAAAAATTTTGAAGGCGCTATCGTCCATGGGTACTCTTTCTTGTTCCGTATTTTGCATAACTTGCCTTCTTACTTGATTGAAAAAGTTACAGCCGCAGGGGCTGCACCTGTTGACAAAGCTCCACCCCATATTTCCGCAATAGGTGGTGTCGTAGTTGCGGCAGTCGCCGCCGTAGTTGCAGTTTCCACAATGATAGCTTTCGCATTGGTTGCCGTCCGATTGCTGCTCCGCACTCTCCAGCCGGGGTCTGATTGTGGAATCATCGGATCATAGCCCGAACTATCATCCGCTAAGTATCCTTGAAAACCCACCACCCACGATCCCGCTGTTGGCGTGATAGAGGGAAACGCCAAGTGGTAATTTCCGAAACCGTCGCCCACCGCCGTTGGGTTACTACTTGCGTACTGGTCAAGCGTGCGCGTACCAGACAACTCAACGAACCAAACCGCCCAAGGAATCGTATTACTGCTGCTACTCAGCCAACAACTCGAAGGATGTCCCCGAAGCATAGTCGTTAGCTGAGATGGTTGAAGTGATGCTGGTGATTGCTGCGGTGTTGTTCCATCCGCAGGAAACATCGAACTCGTAGTTGTTTGCCAAACCGGCAGCAATGGTTGCAATGCTGTCACTGGCTACGTGTGCGGCCTTTTTGAATGAAGTGTTGGCGTAAAACGGGATGTCAATGATGGATTCAGATACCACCCCGTTATTCATGACACCACCATAGCAGGAACTGGCAGTGCTGACCGGCAGTGTTCCGGCGCTCGAATTCGTAGCGGTAGAGTAGGTCGCATTGTATGCATAATTCGACCCTGTGTCACTATTAAACGTGATTTGGTTATGGTCTGTGCTGCTCGTCGAATCCTGACCCCAAATGACAAGTTGCAAACGATTGTATGTGCTGGGAATATCGGAGAACGTAACCGCTGATGTGGAGCCTCCAGAAACCGCACAAGCGCCATTAGACACAGTGCAGCCCGACACGGTGACTTTGCCGGTGATGTTCATCCATGCTCCGCCTGAACCACCAGACGGTGTAGCCGCCGTGTAACATGGATTGGGTGAGCTTCCCGTGGTCAGAGTTATAACTTGTCCATTAGTCGGTGTGTAACCAGTGCAGAATGGCACACCTTTAATCCCGCTCTGAACGAATGCGTCGGTCGCAACATCCGTGCTATTGTCTGACACGCTTTGAGTTGTAGCCGTAGTACCATTGGGCAGCGCAGGAGTTCCCGAGAGACCAGCGGCAGTACCATTGGTGTTATTGCTAAGTGTCGCTGAATCAGCGTCAATGATATGCCCAGCACTATCAGTGCCCACAACGGTCTTGAGGAGAGGGATCAGCTGACCATTAACCTTCACGACTGATGCAGCCTGAGAGCCCGAGCCCGGACCGGCATTTACATCGCCAGTGAGTTGAGTGATACCACCCGTTGGAGGAGTTGGAATACCAGCACGTACATCTTCGATATTGGTTGAGGATGGAACCACAGCCGCGTCGTAAATGGCTGTGGTTCCACCAAGAGATACCCATGCGGAGTCAATCGTAACCGCTCCGCCGCCACTAAGATGGGCATCGTTGAGAGCCTCTTGCAATCCAAATGTGCCGGAGCTAATATAGTCGGCTGTGCTGTGCGAATGAACAAAAGTCGCCGTGATGGCGCAAGCACCCGCTCCAATGTTACCCACAATGCAACCCGATCCTACAGCGGTGGGAGTCACTACCTCTGTACCGACCTTGATAGGAGCATTGGTCGAGAAAGGCATCACGATACGGCCATCAGGGAGTGCTGCCGTAGCATTACTCAAGGTGAAAGTCTGCGACCCTGTGCCAGAGGGCATCGTATAAGGAGCGAAGCTCCACTGTCCATAGTTGGATGCAACGAAGCGTCCAGCTACACGGCTTTGCGGGGCGGGAGGAGACACGACTTGTGCCGTACCAAGAGCGGATGCCAAAACGAAGATGAGAGAAAGGAACTTGTTCATACGTGCTCCATTAGTTCAAGTGGAAATCCCAGCCAGAGCTTGCATTCTGGCAAGCAAGGATGGGGTGACCTGTGGGGATCATGCTTGCAGACAATGTTGTCGTCCAACTACCAGCTACGAAAACGGAAACCGCAGCAGCGGTAGTATCGTTGACATCCAAAGTTAAGCCTGTTCCTGAGTTAGTCGTCGAAGTTATAAACGTGATACAGTTACCCGTCTGAGGAGTAAAGTACAGATTAGATGGCGTCTCGGTTACACATGCTTGGGCGGTTCCTGAGCCGGAAGTATCGGTGCAATAGAATCCAGTTACTCCAAGAATGTTGTAAGTGCCATTGTTAAGCCCGTTGATGAGAACAGACCCGGATGAACCACCACCACCAGCACCCGGAGCACAGTTAGTAATTACTCCGCCATCTGTATCCCAGCAGTTAGAGTGGGAGCCACCCGTTGTAATATTGATAGCCTTTACTCCCCACAAGGTACCGTCTGTATCTACGTTGAAAACACCATCAACGCAGAAAGGACGACCACCGGGACAAGCAGCGATTGGAGAAGAAGCGGTGACGTTCAAATAGCCCTTAATATCGACGTTGCCACCAGACTCTGCCATCTCCCAGCTTGTGACTGCGGAATTTTGCCACATAAAATCAATGCCAGTGGAGATCGAAGGGATGAAAGTGAATCCAGTCGAACCCGGAGCCGAGGCACCATTGCCAATGTACCAAATAGGATTTCCAGTCTCGAAAGTACCTGAACCATTCACCATGGCAGCAACCACTACACGAGCGAAACTGTCAACACCCGCGCCGGTAAGTACCTCGCCATCTTCGATCAGATTCGCATTGCTTCCATCCGGGAGAGCGGAGTGAACATCAGCGAGGATGTCCCAGTAATCCGTCGAAGAGGAAGATGTAGCAGTGACGGAGTTATAGCCGCTCTCCCTCATAAACTGGTCGATATGATATTGAGCGGCATATGCAGTCAACTGACCGCAAAGAGGAGCCCAATCCGTACCATGACCAGTGGTTTGCACAACAGTGAAACCATCGTTGTGGGCATCCTCATAGAGTGTCTGCAAATAGCCCGTAATCGTTGACACGGTGGGGCACGATCCGGCGTCATTATTGGTGGTGTCGATAATGAAGTAAGCCGGATTGCCAGTGACTGCCGGGGAGAATGGATGGATAAGTGTGTTGTACCCGCTTACTGCCTGACTGGTGAGAATCACATAGCTGGTCGTGGCTGCATAAGCCCCCGAAGGCATCGCGGGAAGAGAGGCTGTAGCGAAGGGCAAATAATGCGAGGCGCTGTACGCCGAACCGCAACTCGAAGAACACGTTCCTGCGGAGATAGCGGATGTGTTAACTTTGAATTGAGTTGCAGACAGACCGCTCGACTCTACTTGAAACAGTGTACAATTTGTTCCCGCACCAAAACCCGAACAAGAAGGCCAAGACGTAGCATAGCGTAGGCTGACCCACTGACCGGCGGTGAAATGGTTGTTGCCCGAGTTGGTAAAGGTGGTAGTTCCAGCCGAGGTTGACCACGCAGTAAGGGTCACTGCTGAAGCTAAAACTGTGTCATCGTCATCGCAATCGGATGTACACACCCACACGAAGGAAGCATTTGAAGGAATCGGCGAAGAGCCCCCGCCTCCTGAATACGAGGGAATATTTAAAACACCGTCCAATAGTGTCGCGGCTCCCGAAGAGCCAATGGTGGTCAGAGACTGAAATGGACTGGTGTAGTTAGGGATGTTGAGGACACCCGCAAGCAGTGTGGCAGCGCCTGACGATCCAGTTGTAGTCAAAGATTGAAATGGTACCGAAGGAAAAGTAATTGCCACGGAAGATTGTCCGGTTGTCAGACCTTTACCATTAGTCGTAACTTGACAAGTATGGGTAGCATCTCCGCATGTACCGGGCGATCCATTAACAGTGGCTAGAGTAGTTACTTGGCTCCCTACGCCGGGTCCGGCGGTGACATCACCAGTGAGTTGGTTGATGCCGGAACCCGACGAAATAATCGCCGAAGCAGCGATAGCATTCTGGTCTATGAAAGTGCGAGTCCCAGTCTGAGGAGAAGAGTAGACTACTGTATAACACCCTTGTGCAGCATAGGCTGTACCGGAACCATATCCATCAGTGGAAAGAGGTTGAGTAAGCGGCGTACCACCCTGAGCAGTGGGATAGAGGGTGGCTACCGTCCCTGTAGTTGCCACGCCGCAAGCCGACTGGGTGTATACATTGATGGTAGCTCCAGCAACGGCTACACCCAAAGTCGTCTGTAATTGAAACGACAATTGACCATATGTGGTCTGAGCGTAGGATACCCCACCCATCAAACACACAGCAACTGCACAAATCAAATTGCGAATCAAGTTCATAAGCCCTTTATCCAAATATGGTTACGATAAGCTTCGTTGTCGAGTCACCACCCGTATAAGCGAGTACGAGAGCACGGAGGAAACGAGAAGTGATGAAACGATACTCGGCACCAGACTGAGTTACCGCTCCACCAGTAACCACCGCCAAGGCGTCGGAAGCCGCAAGAGTCTCTGTTGCCAGAGTTCCAGCAGAGTTCTCAAGCACCGCATAGCGATTGTCATAGTCTACATTGGCTCCTTGCAGGACTATGGTAGCCGAAGTGGGTAGAGTACCAAGCCAGACAGCTTCCGCATAGAAGCAGCGGGAGTTGTCCGAAGCATCCGGTGTGTTGACCTGAGACACAGGGATAGAAGCTACACCAGCCGAAACCGTGTCGCCAGTCTCGTACGGGTTAACTACCAACTGCCCCGAGTCCGCCGTCAAACCAACATCAGCGTGCGTGGCAGCATAGGAGATAGTTCCCGATCCCGTGGAGGGGTCATAAGTGACACCAGTAACTGTCGTGGGATCGACATTGAACGCCCCTGCGGCTGTGGTCGTTCCATGCACACCCATCACCGCTCCAACTTGAGGAGCAGGATTAGGCACACCACCAGAGACACCGCCACCACCAGCAGCTAACTGGACAGTGGCTGTCACCACATCCGAGGTTAGCTGTACCTGCGAAATGTTGAACAGGAATGGCTGCGTCTTTGTATCGTAGCTTCCGAACAAATACTGGGGCAGGATGCCTGTAACGAATTGCACATTCGGCTTGTAGGGAGGACCGAACGCTGACTTGTTGTAAATTGCCATACTATCTCCTCACGGCTCTATTTAAGAGCCGGATAACTATTTTTCCGTTTCCGGGGTGTAAGCCCTTTGAAATGCCTTCCCATAAACCGGAGGCGCTTTGAAAGTCGGCGGGTTGTTGAATCTCAAGAGTTGCTCATTACTAAGCAACGGTTGCAAGTTTTCTCTCATCCGTTCTAACTCTTCCTCTTGCTGCGGAAGGAGGGTTCTTCCGAATGGGACTACCGGAGCAGGTTCATTACTCGAAGCTTCGGTCTGTGCGGAGAAGCCGCCTCGACCAAAAGCTTTGGCTCCCTGTTGAGCAGCAGCAATACGAGCAGCAAGATCGGGAGTCAATGTATCACGAGAGGGAATCTTGACCGCGCCCTCTTCACCCTTAAAAAGAGTTCTCAATTTACCCGGAGCCGGGGGGTTGTTGAATTTCTGAACCTGCTCAGGAGTATAAAGGCGCTGAGCGTTCTGACGAGCCATTTCCAAATCAACGATGTCCGTTGGGCTCAGAGTTTCTCCCGGACGTGGCAGGAAGGGAAGTTCATCTTTTAACACTGGAGGATTGTTAAACCGCTGACGAAGCTGCGGAGTCATAAACCCTTGTACGTTATTCCGCATTTGTTCCTGCTGGGCAGCACTGGCTACCGGATATGGTGCTTCTCTCGGCATACGAGGCTCTCCCGGCTGTAGAATGGTTGGGAAATCCTCCTCGGGCATCCTGTTGAACTTCTGAATCAGGTTGGAAGGCAGACGCATAGCTTCCCGCATCTTATCCAGATTCAAACGTCCTAATGATCCTTCCTCGTCCGTAAAAATGTTTCTAATCGGAGTTGGCGGAGGAGCTTCACCCGGTTTATAAATAGGTGGGGTCTCGGGTGCCAAAACATCATTGCCCATCGGAATCACATTCTCAGGCAATGGAGTTGCTTGTTCATGCATCCGTGCAATCTCAGCCGGTGTACGTGGTCTCAAACGGCTCAAATCAAACGGAGGAAGATTCTGTAAATCCTGTAGTCTTCCAGCAGCGGCCTGTTCAGCAGCTTGACGCTCGGCAGCGGAAATGGTTGGAGCCTTGAAAGGTTCCTGACCTCCACCCATGGTGGGAGCTATGGGCTCTTCCGTAATGCCCCGTGGTGCCGGGAACTCATTCCAGCTACCATACTGTCCCTCAAAACGAGGGGTGGGCGGAGGAAGAGGAGGAGTAGAAGTGATGATCCTTGGATTAGGGCGTACTGGAGTTACATTGCCATATCTTGGCTTGCCAAGGAAAATACGGGAAGCGATGTTACCCGGTACCTCGGGTGGAATGCTATCAAGAGCCCCCTTTCCAGCACCAAGCATCAATCCTGTATTAACAGCACCACCAAGAGCAGTTCCTACCGCCCGAGGATTAGTTAAAAGTGCCCGTTCATCGTTCAGCCAGTTGGAGCCTACCATTCCATTGTTTTGCGCTTCTTCAGTGGCACGCATCATTGCGGGTCCGAGGAAAGGTACGGCGGAAAGGGCGTGAACAGCCGCTCCGGCTGGATTTGGAGACGGACCGAATGGGTCAGGAGAAACGAAGTCTTGTGCGGCTTGCTTCAGTTCCTTCGCGGAGCGAACTAACCCTCTTCCTCCAGCCTCAACTAATGGCTCAGCCGGACCGAGTGCGGTGCGAATCGCTTGAGTTACAGGATGCTGTTGCCATGCACGCTGATACTGTTCACCAGCCTGACGCAGATTCGTGGGAATACCCATCTCCCGAGCGGCTGCACCCAACATCGGACGTGCATAATTCCAGATATTGTTAAAATACTCAGAAGGTGGTTGATCGTGATAATACACATCAGGACTCGCCTTCTCTTGAGCCGCTGTACCTCTGCGCCGAGGAACTCTCAATTCCGGCAGTCTCGGTGCTGACCAAGGGACAAAATTATTAGGCGCACCATTGGCTGGGTCGGGGTTGAGATTGGAATCGAAATCAGGGCCGAGCCCTACATCTCTCTTAGCCATGTTATTGTGCTCCTATTTTCGGGAAAGGCAAGAAGTCGCGCAGTGGATTTGACTCCACTTGATCTTGAGAGGAAGCCCCAATCGCCGGTAAAGCACCAGCCACTCTGGCATAAGGCATAGCGGTATTTAGAGCCCGATTCCATTGAGCGGGTTGTTCCCGACTCGCGGTTAGTGCTTTTTGCGCTTTCATCTTTTGTGCTGGAGTAAGTCGAGAGTTGTTAGCGATTTTCGCTCGTTGGGTAATATAGTCTTCTTTGCTCAGCCGGAAATCATTGATGGGTGTCTCTCCGACGTTCTCTAACTTCTCACCAAAAGCACGGATGGGTTTAGCCGCCATGCGACCCGCCATGCGACCCAAAGCGTATTCTCCAAACATGCCCCCCATGCCACCCATAAAGGGATGACCCATGGTTTTTCCTATCATCTCTCCACCAACCATACCCGCTAATGGACCCGCTAATGGATGGTTGATTGCTTTTCCAGTAAAATTCAATCCCGTTTTCAAAGCCTCATCTCCAACGAGGGCTGGAGCTACAGTACCGACACCTAAACCCATCGCCCCACCGGGGTTGTCGGCATACAGTTGCTGACCCATGGTATCGAGAATCGGTCCTATCATAGGAAGGCGACCTTCGGCATAATGAGCCATTTCTGTCGGAGTACGCTTGGCTCCAATGGGCAATGGATCATGCCAACCGGGTAGCCAAGAAGGCGTATTTGTACGATATGGGTCTGCTCCGGCTTCTCCAGCCGCCATCAAGTCTCTTTGTGGTTGAACGAGTGTTTTGATGGGGTGAGTAATAGCGTTCCATACCCCTCGTGGAGCGCCCATCAAAGTTCCACCCAATTCATTGAATGCACTCAGGAGCGGACGATAATCCAATTCTCCCGGAGTTGGGAGATTGGCGATGTCCTTTGGCATCTCAATGTTAGTCGAAGTTAGCGTCTGAGACGGCTCCTCAGCGGGGAGTGCGGATTGCGTAGGAGTTTCAATCAATCCCTTAGTCCAATCGGGTTGTGTATTGTTCTGTGCCATTATTCACCTAACTTGTATGCCTTACCATCGGGCATCTTGTACCCTATCACTTCACCCGCTGTATTGGTAAAGGTAGAGACCGCCTCAGGAGGAACATCCTGCTCCCCACTGTAGCGACCCGTAAGAGCGAGTTGGCTGATGCGCTTCTGAGCCAATAGATTAGCTGCCGTAACTTCAGCCCTTGAACTCGCGGTGCTGATGTCGGTGATATTCATATCTGCGAGATGTACCTTTTGTCCCACCTTTTCATCAATGGCGTCCAAAATAGTGTTTATCTCCTTAACCTGCTGGTCGCTCAAATCGCCCTGACCGCTGATTTTGTTAAAGAAAGCATCCACAGAACCCGTGATTCCACGAGCATTCGCCAGACGATTAAGCTCCGGCATCGTGATACGGACGCCTGTTCCTTTACCGCCTACCACGGCGACAAGCAGCGCAGGAAGACCAAGAGCTTTGCCAACAGCACCTTTCTGGTTAACTTCCAAACGAACAGCATTCACCTTATCCAAAGCGGAGATTAAGTTAGTCTTATCCGTGTCAATGGGTTTGGTGTATTGAGTCTGCAACTTGTCTAACTCGTTGTTAAGCTGTTGCTGTCTTGCATCCTGATGAGCTATATCTCTGGCTGCATTAGCGGACTGTCTCTGTGCCTGACCCGCAGCAGCAGTGCTAACTCCCTTCAGAGCGGCGTCTATACGATTCGCTGTAGCCCCTGTATCTCCCGGTACCAGTTGAGTATTCGGAGGCATTGGCTCACCCTTGGGATGGTCAGTTGCCCATTGTGCAGCATTGAGAGCATTCAGCCGATCAATATCGGATTGAGTAAGCGGCTGATTCTCCGGTGTAATCGCTGGAGGAGTACGTCCAAGAGTGATTCCACTAAGACCACCCTCCGGTGCAGTTGTAGCCGGAGTCTGTTCTGTGGATTGACCAGCAGCGAGTTGAGTTGCGCTTCCTGCACTTCCTGCGCTAAGAGCGGGACGGACTTCTCCCCGCTCGTTGATTTCTGCGGGAATGACAGTCTTACCATCTGCCGCTGTATAACTGAATCCCTCCAGAGGTTTCCATGTACCTCCACCGGAAATCTGAGCAGCTTGTGCAGCTTCCAGATTCTGACGAGAGAAATCATTAAGAGCCGCATCTTCAGCACTCTGAATTCCCGCCTGTTGAGCACGGCCTTGATTAGCTTCCATCACCCGATGCAATTGCGTGCCGGGAATCAAAGCCATCGTAGATGGAGCAAAGATGTCACCGGCTACGTTGCCGATACCTTCAGCGATGCGACCAAGGTGCTGCCAAAAACCTTTTCCTTTCCAACCAGTTCCCGAAGGAAGTGGAGCATGAGTCAATCCAGTTGGTGTATTCGCCAGACTGGTGGCGGCATCCATGCGCTGCTTAAGCGTATCCATCAACGTTTGCTGAGGCAAAGTCAAAGTTGGTGGTGCTACGGGAGGAACAAAATCCGGCGAACGCATAGGATCGGTGTCCTGAATAGCGTTTTTGCCAAACATCTGTGGCTTAGGCTGAGCCGCCTGTATCGCCGCCGAAACCGGAGGAACCACCTGTTGTTCCTGAGCCGGAGCGATTGGCGGCAGTCCCCACATCGGAGAATAGTCATTCAGATCAATAGGAGGAAGCCCGGTCTGTTGCTGCTGTTGTGGTGTAGCCATTTAAATCCTCACTAAATTCGGGAGCGGACCCAAGCTGCCCAACGGTCTGAGACCCGGAATCTGTGGTGTCATTCTCTTTGAGACATCCGCGATGACGAGATTCATAATTTCCGGGTCAACTTTTGCTTTCGCAACAATAGCTTTTACTACGCCATCATCACTCGGTCGAGCATAGGATTCCGCCCCTGTAATAAGACCGGAAATGCGAGAAGCCAATTGAGGAAGCTTGTTATTCTTGTCCACAGCCTCTATCATCTTGGATACGCCGCTGGAGATAAGCTTCTTCTTATCTATAGGGACTTGAGGAGCTTGTTGCTGGAACTCTTCAATCCCCTGTAACTGGGAGTCCAGATTTTCCACTCCAGTCCCTTGCAATCCAATCCATTCCAATATCTGCTCATCCGGGGTCTTACTCTGTTGCACAATCAAATCGGTCTGGTACTTTTCCCGATCTAACTCGGCTTGATTCTCAGCAACTCTCTGGTCGTATTCCTGCGGAGTAACCAAGGGTGGTTGTTCTGCTGCCTTAGTCACCAACCCGATGTTCTCCCAAAAATTGGGTTGCTCAGGAGCCAGAGTTTGAACAGCCAATGTTTCCTGCACCTTCTTTGCCGCCTCTTCCTGAATAGTCGGCTGTACCCGTTTAACCTCAACCTCTTCCTCAGGAACCACCGGAGTTGGAAGTTCAAATCCTCCTTCAGGAGCAACGGTTACAGGGGGTTCCACGATTGGAATTCGTTTTCCACCCGCAATCATTGTTGCGAAGGAATTAGGCGACACTGTTACAGGCTCGGGGGTAGCTGTCAATTGTCCAACTACCGGTGGTTCAGGTGGTGCTTGAACTTGAAGCTTATAACCACCGGGAGTGGGGACCAAAGCGTTCTGAGAAGCAGCCCGAGAAGGAAGAGTCGTTTCAAACGGAAAGTTCTTAACTGGCTGTAGGGGAATTTCTTCCTGAACAACCGGCTCTACCACTTGCACTAATCCCAGTTGAGCCAAAGTCTGCGGGTCAAGCCCGTACAAAGTCGTCGCCATTAGTTATCCCTTGGCACCACTAATCAACTTACCAGCGCCTGAAGCCAAATCGCCAAAAGCTTCAAGAGTCTGGTTTTGATCTTGCAGCCAACCAACTGTCTGAGCCTTGATAGCATTCGCAATAGCGTCATTGCGATTGCTGAGGTTTTTCTCTTGCGATTCGAGGTTAACGCCATACAATCCAGCAAGACCCTTGGAGGCATCAGCCTGTTGTCCCAACTTGACTTTGGCATTCTCCGCAGCCACATCTTCACCGGCAGCAGCGTTACCCTTTGCAGCATTACGTGAAGCAGCATCCAAAGCGGATGAGAAGCCCATCGGATTTCTAGTAGTTGCTCCCATCTTATTCGCTGCACCATACAGACCCGCTGTAGCCCCACCTGTACCTGCCAAACGGGCAGTTACCTGAGCACCAATATCTCGTTGCGATTCACCCTGTGGATGTTGCATTTGCTGGGTGTAATATGGGATTAAGTTAGCTCCAATACCACCCGCTACAGCGCCACCTTGACCAGCGGCGGTTCCGGCTGTTTTAGCCGTATCCTGAGCCTGTGAAGAGAGAGCCCGGTCACAAAGAGCAACGTCTCCAAAGTATTCATAAGACTCCTCTTCAAGGAGCTTACCCGTCTCTATGTCGTAAACCGCTTTGGTGATAATTTTAGCCATGGTGCCCTCGTAAGTATTTTGCTGCTTTTTCTAATCGGATTGGATCATCCTCAAAATAACCGAGTCCTTTATTGCAATCATTGCATAGAAAATCTCTAATTCTGTTGCAACAATGACAATGATCTCATTCCATCCCCCCGATTACCTTCATCTCATTGCTCCTATTTAAGGACGGCGTAGTCAAGGGAGTCTTCTGCCCCAGCCCATCCATCCTGTTCGTTCCCGTTCCCAGCCCATTAACTTCAAACGGCGTTGAAACTTAGCTTCCATGCCGGGGGGTAACCTGCATGTCAATGTGTCCAACCCTTTTAACCATGCCTCTTCGCAGATAGCGCCATTCAACTCGGCCATGACTTCAACCTTTTGTTGAATGTCAATCTCAGGATCGAGCCAGAGATAAACTTCCGCCTCCAATCGGCAGATGGTTGCCCCCATCACCTTGCCCGTCTCATCAGTAGCCACTTTCTTGACCAGAGCCAACGGCTCCATCAAATCGGGCAGCTTGTAATCAATTCCCATCGAATCGTGAATCTTTTCGACTTCAGGAAGGTCTCTCTCATTCAAATCGCGAACCATTAAAATGTACCCATGTCCATAAGGTTGGGGATATGCGGTTGAAATACAAACTGAGTTGTAGAAACAGCACGTCCAACTATCATGATCCAGCCTAAATTCACAACCGACTCATAGTTTTGAGTTAGTGTTGCATCTTCGGCAACATACAGTAATCCACCGGGGTTCCACGTCGCTTGGTCATATTCATATATAGCCCCATAACCCACAGCCAGTGTCACATCCTCTCCGCTGTTAGCTGCATTCAAACTAACCCCGGATACAACCGGATAAATGGGGTTTCCATTCCCATCTGTGTCTATCGTAGTTGGGTAGACGGGGGAGACCGTACCATCAGAGCCCACAACAACAGCCATCAGGGCCTCAACATCCACCGCACCAACGATATATGTTTGAGTTCCAATACCTGAGGGCGTGACAACAATTAACGGCATTACTTACCTCTCTGTTGGAACTTTCCCAATCCTTGTCCTGCACTCTGCCCATTATTTGGCGCTGTGCCGCTGCCATTACTAGGAAGTGGGGTCATCTTTGTGCTTCCCTGCATTTGAAATCCGTTGTTATTGCACACAGTGGGAGGACTTGGAGGGGAGCCGGGGTATTGAGCGTACGATCTAACGTAGTATGTGTTCAGTGTTGTTCCATCATCCTGATAAGTGGGCAATGTAATCGGAGTAGCGGTTCGGCTGCTTCCATGGTCGATAACTATAGGTTGCCCAAACGCCTGATTAGTGGAAACTTCACTAAAGTAACGAACCCCTCTTTGCAATTCCCCTGAGTGAGAGATACTTATGTGTGCCATCTCACCCGACACCTTTACTGTCACAGAATCAGGGGATTTCGGGGGAGATACATCTCCAATCGGGCTTGTAGCGGTATTTGTAGCCAGTCGATTGACTCCATCAATGATTTGTTGTAGAGTAATCGCCAAATGTGGGTCTTTGGCTCTGATTTCTGAAAGAAACTGACCCGCATCCAACTGTCCGGCTTGTGTATTCTTAGGCATTAGCTACCTCCCGAGATTCCGCCGCCAATACCGCGAAGCGGAGCCCAGTTATCAGCTTTACCAATCAAGGTGAAGCGGGAAAGATTGAAATAACCACCCGTGGTCTTGATTTCCATGAATAAACGAGTGGCATACTCGTCCAAGTTGCCCTCCAAGTCATTTGTAGCCGGATCGGTGAGGTCGGGAAGACCACCGGGCACCACAAAAGGATATGGAGCAGTCAAGACGTTTTGATAAAAGGTCATCGAGGCTGGAACTGCATCCGCAGCACTGCTATTCTTGCCAGAGATGAGTCCCGTCCAGTAAACGTATGTCTTATTGAAGTTTCCGAATAGAGGAGCCTGTTGTGCCTTCTCTTGGGATACAAAACCGTAAGTACAATAGCTCGATAGGAAGCTGACTCCATCATCATTACCCGCCGTGTAACTTCCAAGCTGGTAAATTTTGCTGGATGCAATGCCGTTGCAGAACAACATGGTGGAATCCAGTTCGCTTCTTTTGCAGATAGCCATGTACGGGGTGGGAATCGACCACAAACTCCATTTACGCTTTAGATCATGAACGGCGATTTTACCCACGATGGTTACATGGATAGCCGAACCGTTGATAAGCTCCTCGATGGTGCCGATTCCGTCATAATTCAGGAAAATAATGACGTTATTACCCGAGTTACCATTGTTTACAGGGAAATCAGGGCACCATTGATTAGGCGTAACCATCGGGGCGGCGATGAAGATGCGTTTGTTGGCCGCATCGTTGCGAACTACGATACTTTGTGCAGCTTTCCAATTGATGGCTTGCCAAATATCTGGAATTTCCAACTGCATCTGCACTGGTTGACCGCCAGTGAAGCCGTAAAGCCCATTTTGATTCGCCATGATTGCCCATTTTTCCGTCTGAGCATCATAAGCGTTGACTCCACAAGCTCCGGCTACCTTGGAAATCTCCTTGAATGGATTCCAGTTGGACGGTTCCTGATTCGGCGTATCTGAAAGATAGCCGAGTGAGTTTTCTTTGACGATATAGAGCAGGGAATCCATCACAAATGCACCATTGGCGGGTTCAGCGTTCACTGTGGTGGTATCATTGCCGCCCGTCACCAAATCAAAGCTCTCCCAATCGTCCTGATAGGAGAAAGTAAGCCCGGTGAGGTTCACAGGGTCTTCAGTGGGGAAGATTTCGATACGGGCGATCTCAATATCTCCGCCTCCAGTTGGAGGAGACCCGGTTTGACCGGCAAGATTTTCCGCCCAAACTCTCAACACCAAGTTCGATGGAATGGTCAGGTTAGCATTGGTGAGTAGCTGTCCTTCATAAGTGACAAAGCTACTGGTCATCTCAGCTACACTCAGGAGATAACTGCCTAAAGTTTGCCCATAGCCCGTGGCAAGGCTTTCCGTAAGATCAATAATCAGATAACCTACATCAGCACCGGATGGTGTACGGCAGGTAACACGCACCGAATACAGGGTGTTATTCTGAAGAATCGGCTGGTTGTTGTAATCCTGATAAGCGGATTGAGTTATCATACCCAACTGAGGCTGAGCCGATGTCGTTTGATTACTTATGTAATAGGTGTTGACGTTCCCCGAGAGCAACAAAGTAGCCGGGGAAGTGGATGGGTTATTAGTATCGTAGCCCCAGCCAAGAGGAAGAATGTTTCCACCGGGATTGGGATTATACCCGCCGCAGAATGACATATTGACAAAGTTCTGAATCTTGTTACGAACTCTACCCCACACCGAACGACCGGCGTATTGCGTACACCATGCCGAGTCACCAAGTTCGCCAAGCTGGAACAAGTTTTGACCCTCGATGTCCACTTCCGTGGCATTGAGAAGCGTGGCATCTTGAAAAGTAAGCTTGGCGTTGGTAGTCACATTGTCATTGATGAAAAATGAAGACGAGAGATAAGTTACTCCGTTATAAACGAAGCTAACTGGCTCTGGAATAGTGTAATAACTGGCTCCGGGCACACCTTCCTGACCCGCTTCTGTAAGCACGATAGCACGAGCCACAACATTGGGCGGTCCAATCGGAATGTTGGACACCAAGATGTAGTTGGTGTTTTCATTGATGGTAAATTGCACGGTTGGGGCGCAGCGAGTCCAGTATCCATTGCGGGAGATAAAGAACACTGTACCTTTGCGAGTTCCGGGAGCAACTACAACTGAAGTAGAGCCCACAAGAGTGATATATCCACCGCCCGAATTGCCATAAATGGGATTGACGGATGGGTTGCCAAGTCCAAGCGGTCCGGGATCAATCTGGAACATGGTTCCCGAAGTTGTAGCCAAACCATCTTCCGACTCTGTGCCAAAGTTCTGATTACCAAACCCAGCTACGGTGAAGACGCCGGAGGAAGTTCCAGTGACTGAAGCAATTACAGCATCGGTAACATTGAAGATTCCATTGCCGTTCAGAGTTCCCGTGACCGTCACCAGATCGCCAACAGCCGGAGGAATAAGCGTGCCACCGGACAAAGACCATCCGTACGTAGCCACACCAGCGGTCATGGAGGTTTGAGAGATGGAATAGGAACCGGAGTTCAGGGAGTTGAGAACCGTCCATGTATTATCCCATTCAGGAACCGGGTCTCCTGAGATGGTGATGCTGTCTCCGGTTTCAATTCCGGGAAGAGGCAGCACAGTATTCACTGTGGCGATAGTCAATTGGTATTGACCGGGCTGGGTTCCCGCATGAGTTCCGCTACCCAGTCTGACATAAGCCGATGACGCAACATTGAATGTGAAGTAGTAGCACTCGTCTCCACCACCGGGTGGGGTAGCGATACCGATGCTGGTCACCAATTGAGTTCCGTTGGCTACAGGAAGATTGGTGCCGCTCACATACACATAAACGGGAAACTTTTGCTGCTGAACGTATTTCGAAAGGTTCGCGTCTATGCCGGTCTGATGAACGTAGGCATTCAGGTAGTAAATCGTGACCACATTACCGGCATCTACGGAGCCCACTGAGGCACTCTGAACGATAGCATTCAGATTATTTTGATACCCCTGCGCTTCATTCCAAAATGGAAACTGAGTTATGCCGGAAGGCGATGGCTCAATCGGATACGTGTATTGAGAGGCCGCGATAGCCGTAGTCGATCCCGATCCTATGACCAAGCTTGTGGAGATTTCGAATTCACTCGTGGAGAGCCCCGTGCCCAGCACATTGAACAGCATATTGTTCAAAGGATGGAGCGGATCGCCAACAGGGGCGATGATTTTAACAACCTCACCCGCACTGAGTGTATTAGAGGCGGTTAAAACCAAGATTCCAGCCGGTGGGGACGCCGGATAGTTGTACGCCGTGATTTGGATGTTGTTGCTCGAAGCTAGGGTTCCTGTGAAGGAAGGAGGAGCACCCGGTCCGACTTGAGACACACGGTCGTTCCAGCCCGTCAGTTCACCTGTGGTTCCAACCACCTGTTGGGGTGGGTAATTGCCTGTCGCTGTATCATCAGCTAAAGCAATATATTGGCGAGAAGATGCTGTGAAAGACGAAGCGAAAGTTCCTGCCGGTGGTCCGGTGAAAAGAGGATAGAGCACATTTGGAGTAGTAGTAACATTCTCATACCACCATGCTCCGTCCGCATCTTCAGCGAGGGTTTTAATATTCCCAAAATCATCCTCATACGTTGTGACGTAATTGAAATTGGTCTTCGTGGGTTTGAGGTAAACGGTGACGGTGATATATCCCACGCCAATAACGGTGTTGTTCCCGCCATTTGCAGTAAGCCTCAAACCAAAGTCGATGTTATTGAAATCGGAAGCTACCCACGATTCTCCAAAGAGATAGTTGATGTTTCCAAAAACTTGGCGAGTATTAACTGGGACAACTTTGGTGGATTCGGCAACGCCGACAGGCACACCCGCCTTGAGCATTTGACAACTCAAACTATAGACATCAACCGGGGATTGTAGCTTGACATTTACAACAATGCCCTGCGGTGTGTAATCGCTCGGGACGGATAGACCAAAACCAGTCACTTGGAGAGCATCAGTGTTGGCTTGGGAATAATAAACCGTAATCACCAAATTGTTCAGGTTGGTGCCGCCGATGATGGAAGGGGTACCACCATGGATCAAAACTTCAAACCCGGCATTCATATTAGCCGGTGTGCAATTACTCAGACCAAAGGTATCATTATCTCCACCAGCCAGATAGCTAGTAGGCGTACCAGTGATGGAACCCGTCGATTCCTGCTCCGAGAGTACATCATTCACAACGATTGAAACTAAGGTAGGAAGCGTATTGAGATTGTATCCCCATGCGTCGAATGTGACGGCGATTCCTGTCACCGTGACATTAGAAGGGATCGACAACCCCGAACAGGCGATATGAAGAAGGTTACCAGTGATGTTGGCGGGAACACTGGCATATTGAGAGGGGTTTGTAGATGTAGCATAGGACGGGTTAGTCCATCCACTAGCCGTGATAGACAAAGTAGGATGCACCGCCCCCTGAATGAGATTAACCGTGGCGTAAACGCCCGTGTTTACCAACACATTGCCGGGATTATTCCAGACCAATCCACCAATAGGGACATCGACAGCAGCCCCACCACCGTTCGGTCCGGCTGCACCGCTTTCATAAGTGAAAGGGTTCTGAAGTCCCTGCCGGGTAAAGACAGAGCCGACGGAGAAATCCATGTTCTGGTTTCTTGGCGAACCGCCTTCAGGTAAATCATGAGCCTGAGCGATAGTGATTGTGCCTGAGAAGGTCTCTAATTGTGCTTGTGCCCTGCCTTTGAGGTTATGACTCACTTGGACACCTCAAGCCGCGTGCTTCGTATGCCTTCTTAGTCCAAGGAATACTCTTTCCTTTATTCCAAGGGGTACAACCCTTTCTAACCTTGGATAAAGCTGCTCTATGTTCCGGGGATTGTTTTATGCCTCTTTTTGCTAGACTCACCGCTTTACTAAGCTTAATTCTGGTTTCCGCTGATGGGGAATGACCAGCGTGCCCCTCTCCTCCATCAGTTAAATTCTGTAAACACCCAGTACCTATAGCTACTCTCCCATAAAAAGCAATCAATTCTTTTTCCATTTGAAAAGCCTCATCTTCGGCTAGATTTTTAGCCACAAAAATGATGTTAGCTTTATCTTTGGGAGGACGCACACGATGGGCTTTATTAAAAGCACGCCCATGACGACCCTTCCCCACATAATAAGGAGAGCCAACCGGACCATGCTCAGAAGCACGAGAACGAAGATATTCGTAAATGTAAAAATCAGCATTATGTGCCATTCTTATTCCTCAGTGACAAACCACCGCACCGGATTACTCGCGTAACCCGGCACGGCGAATATGGCAACAAAATGCTTACTGGCGCACCCACGAGGCCGTGAAATGAATGATGTCATTCAAAATCGCGGACGTGAGAGCAGTGCCGTTGGGATACTCGGCGAGAGCATCCGGGGTTGGGGGCGAAGTTGCACCGTAGCCGGTCTGGAAAATCTGGATGGTTGCATTTGTCTTGTTGTAGACATACACAAAGCCAGAACCAGAAATACTGGCTGCACTTTCCTCATCCGGTCCGATAACAATCGCAGCCACACCATTATCAGTGACAGTGGTGGCGGTTGTCGTAACCGTGACTACAAACGACGTACCCGCAGTAGCAGCCGTCACTTGAGCAGTAACACCATTCAACGGGAAAGAAGCCGCGTTGGTGAAATTCTGAAGAGTGACAAACTGACCGACCGAAGGAACTTTACTGGAGTTAGTAAGAAGGGTTACAGTAGTACCAGAGACCGTAATACCCGTGAGGTTAATCAGGGTCGGCGTGGTGTAAGTGCCAATCAGCACATTTGCCCCGCTCACATCTTGCAGCGGCTCCAGATAAGTGGGAACTGGCGGTGAGAACGCTTCTACGCCAAGATTGGGCAGAATGCCCCCAGCCACGTAGTTACCGGCACCGAAGCTGAGCAAGCCACGCAGGAAGATGCGGGTTTGAGTGATGTCAAGCCCATAAGGGGCGTTGAACACAGTTTGAGTTAGAGTTGCTGTTGCCATAGTGATTGTCCTTTATAAGGATTGGTTAGAGGTTAAACTACCAGAGCAATCTTTCTCCCGGCGAGGAATTATGATTGCTGCCGAAAATCGGGAACACGTAGTCTTTCTCTTGACGCATTCTCGATACTTGCTGACGCAGCTTCAGCAAAGAGGTTGCAGCGGCGGCTTTGGCTTCCGTCAAAGCATCGCCACCAAGACGGGCGGAGTAACGAACCGCGATTTTATCCGCGATGCATTCCTGAGAGTCCATAATCGGAACAAAGGTGTTGTTCCAGTCAATGGTGGGAGCAGTGAAAGCCAAATCCGTATATGTGCAGAGGTAACGGAGCCTGATGTCAGTCTGAAGCAACGCTCCATGGAACCAGATGCCATCCGTTCGCCATTCCCACTCCCCTAATGAGTTGTATTGCATACGAGGAGAGAGGGAATCTTCAGCTTGGTGCATGGGAACGAATTGATTGGGGTTGGTTGCTCCCAAATTCTGGCGTTCCCACATTTCCAGTGGAAAGAGAAGATCGCTGGGAAGGGTAAAGTTAGGCCACATCAGCAACCCGTCGAAATATCCTGTGAATTGAAGCGAAGTCTGAACGGCGGGATTGGCTACTCCAACTCCAAGAGGTGAATTCACCTCAGGAAGAGCATATAAAACGTAGTTATCCTTGATAAGAGTGGGCTGACCAGAGATTCTTACGTCTCTATAAGTGTCCCGAATAGCCGAATTCATCAAATTCTGTAACGTAACTGATGTATCGGTTAGAATTTGCCCCTCTCCGGGAGTTCCTGTCGCACCTTTCTTATCATCATTGACAAGAGTTCTAACTAAGTTAGCGATGGTTTCCAACGAAGGGTAATTTTGTTGATTTGTCACACTCACAATGATTTCCTCTTAATTTGTGCCGACCGACGCGCCTCAGTCCACGGTTTACCTTTATGTTGAATCCAACGCTTAAGAAGATTAGTGGTCTGACCCACATACCCTTTTCCATTTACCAAATTGCGGATTAAGTAAATGTATCCCATAGTCAACAGTTGGTAGAACGTATAGAGCCAAAGGGGGTAAGGGAGAGACCTAGCTTCCCCTCCGTGCATCGAGGATTACTCTATACGCTCCACCAAAAGCTTGTTATTCCTCGGTGACTTCTTCCTTCTTGGGTGGGCGTCCCGCCTTGGAGAACTTACCGGGAAAGAATTTACGCGCTGCCTCTTCGTCGAAAACAGCATCACAGGACTTGCAGATAATCGCGCCCTTGTTGATGGGCTCTCCACAAGCTGGGCATGGTAGCTTTCCAAATGAAGTCTTCTCCTTCAGATTGGTGCGGTGCCATGTACGATCTTCAGGAAACATCTCAGCCGCAGCATGAGAAATCCGATTGACTCTTTCAAATACGCCCTTCGGGTCCTTGGCTTCAATCTCAGTAAGCGTAGCCAGTTCCCGGAGGAAAGTCTTTTCAACACGAGCACGGGCAGCAGCCAATTCCTGATCCGTGGGCGGATAATTCACCGACCAGAACACGCCATAAGAGTTAAGGTTCTGTCCATAACTCGCAGCGCCCAACTCGCTCACATCCGTATCCACATTCTGGTCAGTGCCCCAGTTCAACGGATTGAGCATCCGGGTGGCTTCCTTGAATCCATCCAGATTGTCATTGACGATCTTGTTGCCGTTCTGGTCATAATCGACTTCAGTGAACGGGTGTTGAATCTGCCCAACCAAAACCCACGGCTCACCCGGTGGGCACGCCTTGATATACAAACGCGGGTGGTTGGGTGGACGTTGAACGTTGTGATACAAATTCGCGGTGTTGTAAATGTAAATCGGAATTCTTGGTTTCTCGCTCTTGATTACATCGTAAACAACCGATGGGAATAGAGCCTCGTTCACTTCAACCGATTTGTCATAGCACTCTTGGGGGCTAACCCATTCTTTGGTTCCAGCCATTTAAGTCTCTCCTATTTTTGTCCCACTATCTCAGACAGTGGGCGATTCGTTTGCAACCTGCGGTTGCGTGCCAATAAAGCCACCGCTGCTGCGTTGTAGTGTTTCTCGATTGCCCGTTGCTTTTCCTCTAACCACGCGGTAGAGGCCAATGTCGGCTTCCGCTTGACATTCTGATAAATGTCCTCAAAAACCTTCGCCCGAGCATCCTCTTCCAGTTCCTCTTGGTCTTTCAGGAACATCATCTTAGCCTTAAGGGAAACTTCCATACTGGCTACGATGATGGGAACCATCATATTGATGATTTCCGTAGACAAAGGAAAAGCTTCGATGTACAGCTTATTCTCGATCTTAACCTTGGCTACTAACGGAAGAACTATCTGATAACTTCCTTGATACGGGTAACCACCCAGCAGACTCAAACCTGTCCTATGACACCGATTCTCGTCATACCAAGCCACATCGCATACTGGTCTAAGATGGGGTAACTCAGCGGACATTCCCGCATCTACCCATTGCATCAGCATCCAGTGTGGGTGACCATCACCTTTCAGTACATCCTGATAGCCGGTGAAGGTTTCACCCTCGGCTTCCCATTCTCCACCTTGTCGAACGGTCTCAGTTTGAGCCCATGCAAGCTTGAAGTTAGGTTGCCCATATCTGTTTTTGCCTCCCACCTGAGTAATTCGCTGCTGAAAGTACCACGGGCACTTCAGCCTCTCCGGCGGGACCGATCCTGCGAATATCCCCGGCATTAGACAAGTCCCTGCGTCACATAATGCCGCTTCTGAATCAACCTGACATCGAAAATGGTGAGAAGTCCGTAGATTTCTCCATCGACTTCAACATCATCCACGTTGAATGCTCCGAAAACCACCAAATCTCCCTGCCGAACTAAATCAGCCATAGGAAACTGCTTGCCTTCAACGATATAAAACTCCGATGTGGCGATTACTACGCCACGATTCGGGGATTTCTGTGCTGACTCGGGAATGACGATCTTAGTGCCATTCCAATTAGCCTCCTTAGCCATCCGGCGGACTAAAATACGATCAAAGATTGGTACGGGGTTGTCGTAGACTACATCTGCGGACTGGATAAGGGACTCAGCTTCAACGGGTGCTGTCTCAGCTTCAACAAGTGCTGAGTAATTCTCTTCAGAATCGCCATACAGACCCGGTGTAGCTTGCACTTCATCAGATGGAACGCCTTTGAATCGGCGGCGGTCGATTGTTTGCTCAATCATTTGGTCTCTCTCTCTCTTCTTTTATATGGTCCGCGCCTCCTCCCTGTACGAGTAAGTGCTGACCTAACCTGTAATACCGAACCTGACACCATATCAGGACGACTTACACCTAACTTAGCCTGACGAATCGCCTCACGATGTTCTGATGAGCGGGGGATCGGTTTAATTCCTTTGCGTGCTCGGGAAATGTTGCAACGAGTTTCAGGGGATTTTACCAATCCAGTAAGACTCGCTGCGATATTGGCATTCCACTTAGCATTATGAGGACCGGTCTTACGTCCTAATTTGGCTGCGGCCATTTTGGCTTTGGATTCAGGTGAGTGTTTCTTACCACTCATCGGGTGATGGTCACCTCTTAGTGTAGGGGGAGCATCACCACCATCGGTAAAATTCCAAAGACAACCTGTTCCTTTGTTGATCCTGCCGTAAAGATGAATCAAAAGCATTTCAGCTTGATAAGCATCAGCTTCAGATAAGTCTTTAGCAAGGATTTCAATAAGTGCCTGATTCTTGGGCGGTCGAACTTTACGATGCCTTGCCCAAGCCCTGCGACCAACACCCTTTCCAATGTAATAAGGCGACCCTGCAACTCCATGCTTACTACTATTGGCTCTCAGGTACTGATAAACGTAAAAGTTGTTCATGGTATTATCCCGTAGAGATAATACCATGAAATGATTAAATTTCGCCGATCTTCGCCAATCTAAATTAAACTTAATAGGCTAATGTCTATAAGTCCTTTAGATTGTGGGCTGTGAAGCTCCGTATACGTACAAGCCATGACGAGGAGCACTATCGGCTAAATTAAATGATGTCTCGTATGCGAACTGGTTAGAAGTCAACCAGCCACCCGGCGAGTTGTTATTCGGCACCGAAATGAACGTCTGTCCACCACCAAAATCGTAAAGCTGGAGGGGAATAAGTTCACCAATATACCAGTTATCCGTCAGGAGCAGGTCAATACGACCTTGAGGCTGCACATAGGACAGGTTGACTTCACGTCCGCCATAAGTACCTTGGAAGTATTTCTTGGATACATCCGGCACTTCGCCCTTGTTGCCTTCAGACGTGGATTGCTGAATGACAATCTGCTTGTTGTAGTAGTTTGTCTGAGCAATCGCGTAAGTCTGATCCTCAGGCATGAGGTACACGCCCGAGTCCTTGGTCTTGTTGTCAGCACCCATGGCACGGCCAAGCAAAGCCTCGATACGAGCAGAAAGCGATGCAGTTACCGAACCACCCGCAAGGTCGATAGAAGGAGTCGAAACGCGGTTTGGGAAAGTTGCACGGTTGACACCAGCTATAGTCCCGGACGTGGAAGAGTTCTGCCAAGCCGTAGTACCAAATACACCTTGGTTAAGAGCACCCGAGCTACCGGCGATCATGATGTAAGTGCCGACGCCAACGCCGCCCGGAAGGACGGTAGAGAACCACAGCGTGCTTACTTCAGGAGAGTTAACCGAAATGGTTGCAGTACCAAGCGATGAGCCGCCCTCAGAGTTGAAAAACTGCACAACCTGATTGTCAGTGAACGCCATGGCGCGGACGCCTTGGATGTAAGAAGTCTGGTTGCCAGTACCGGAGCCGGAACTTACTGTAGCACCAACAGGAATCTGAGTGATGGCACCCGAAGAGTCACCATACATGATGCCTTCGAGACCAGCCATGGCGGAATCAAGTGAATTCTTGAGTTCCTCAGCCTTGAGGGAGATAAGGCCGCGTTTCTTGCCATTGACGGCAAGCTGTGCCAAGTGGCTCTGCTCATTGACTGCATAGTGCCATACTGGGCTTAGTACAAAGTCCTGCCAAACGGACATGTTACCACGACCGAGAGGGGAACCGTCACCTGTACCTTGGGAAACGTACGCACCACCCTGCACGCGGAAAGGAACGCGGAAGGAGGGGCGAGTAGTCGCTCCACCGAGGGTCTGGTACGAAACCGGAACCTTAGTGAAGCGGTCCTGTGCCAAGCTATAAAAAGTCTTGGACATAGGAATGAGAGATGGGATTTCAGTCGCAAACGCTTCAAGTTCAACGGATTCGACTGCTGATTCTACACCAATTGCCATAGGAAAATTCTCCGTAAAGCTATACACACGTATAGCGTTCGATTGGAGTTGCCACAAGCATCATCCGGTCTCTCCGAAGACGTGCTTACATACGCGGCTACTCTCGGTCTCTCTCAGTTGCGGTCGGAGTACATACCATTGTCCGGGTACGACGGGGGTTTGTTGCACATATCATTAACGGGGATACGACCCGGCATCAGTATCATGGGATGCTCACGCTTGTGAATCTAAACTTTTGGGACATTCTTTCCAAGAGTGGCTACAGCGGCAGTCCCACACTCACATCTATTCTAACTAAGGAGATGATAGTTATTTCTTTTCCGTCTCGGCCTTAGCTTTGGTGGTATTCGTCAAGTTAGTTTGAGCCTGTGCTTGTTCCTTACTGGCTTCAGCTTCGTCCTTCTGAAGCTGCACCAATTGCTGAATCACCGAAGCTTGAGAAACGAACAAGCTTTGTCTCAACTGGACGATCTGGCTCTTAAGTTGAGAAATTTCAACATCTTTCTGAGCCAATTGAACCTTGAGTTCAGCTACAGTGGGTTCCTTAGCCTTATCCTGAGCCATAACCGGCATAATCAAAGCCGTTAGTAAAATGAGTCTTATGAGTTTCATTTAGTCCCTCCAACGGATAAGCTGTCCGTTGCGTTTCAACCATCCATAGCCCTTGATAAGACCAAGATCGGCTCCCTTGCGATCCAAATCCAACTGGTCATTGGGGGGACGAGTAGAGACTCTCACCGCTTTCCCGCCGGACGTGGTTGTAGCGCCTCTTTGCTGTTGGTCGGCGGCTGGGGTCTTGGTGCGTGGGGCTCCATAGATACCCTTGGCTACCTCAAACGCCTTCTCCTTAACACGGCGGTTGAACTCGGCTGAGATATAACTGGCAACCGTATCATGAGTACGAGTTCTGGCAGAGTAGCGCAAATCCACTTGTTTCTTGTAATTCGCGTCAGCATTCATCTCAGCTACAATGGTTTGCTCAAGAGTTTTGCTGTAATGGTCTTTCTGAGCGGGGTTGAGGCTGTACATCTTGCTGTACTTATCAACCTCAGCATTCAAAGTCGGAGTAGCCGATGTATTCACCTTAGTGCGTACGGCGTCTACGAATACCTGTTCACGCTCGTTGGCAACTTGTTCACGCTCTTTGGTAAGAGCGTTATGAGCGGCTCCGCCGCCGCCTCTTGCTCCCTGCCCGGATTGGGCGAACTGCTGGGCAACTTTCTGATACCAGTTGAGAATCTGACCGGCGTATGCCTTAGCCTTTCCGAGGTCAGTCTCATTCACGATAGCATTGAGATAACCGGCGAGATTGACATTATCCAGAAGCCCGACCGTGTACGGTCCAACAGCGGCGACTAAAGCAGCGGGATCGGCATTGTAAAGATGTTCCAGATAGGCCGGTGCCAAAGCAATAGCGCCATCCGGGAAATCCTTGAAGAAAGAATCCAATACGGCTGGATCGCCTGAAGCCAAAGCAGCGTCCGAAGCTTCATAGTTAGCCACGCGCTCCTGTAGCTGTCCGATGCCATCAACACCGCCGAGACCCTCGATGAGGTTCTTAGCAGCAACCGCCTCTTCCGGCGTGGCATAAGCAGCCTTATACGCCGTCTCGGTGCGGAAATAAGCGTCACCAGCGGCTTTTAGGTATTTGGCTTGTTCGGGGAATTGCTGAGACGCGGCTTTAATGGCGTCTCTTACGGCTTTGTGAGGGGATGCTTGCTGTTGCTGTTGTCCCTGCTGTTCTTCAACGCCGTCACCGGGGACTTCAGGTGTGGTCTCTCCAGCCTCGAAGCCCCCGGTTTCTTGCGTTTCTGCCCCAGTTTGGTCTTCCAAACCGGCATCAATGTCCATTACATCATCTGGCATAAGTCTCTCCTGTTATATGATTTCAATAGTTTCCAATGAATGCTTTGTGGGTGATGTTAACATTTAGACGGTAGCGGTTCTAGGAAGGTCCGATTCCGATTTAGTTTTAACATTACCCTAGACGTTATTCACCCACAAACTTATCCTTCGCTGAACTCATCGCGGTTATGAAGCTTGGTGTGGAGAAGCAACTTTGATTCGTGAACCACACAACCACACACCTTGCAAACCCGCAAATCTTCGCGGTAATCTAAAAATCGCAACTTTTCGTAGAACCGTTCGTCTACATAATATTGCTTGGGCTCATCATCCATTTATGACCCCACTAAGGTAGCCGGTTCGGCGATACCAAAGATCGGTTCGAGCCTGTAATGCTGACCATCATAGTAGACAGCCGCCACGCCACCGGGCTTGACACTCTCACCCACCGGGTTGCCCTTTTCTCCCTTAACCAAAGCATCTAACTCAGTCAGAACGGAGTTGTGGCAAACCCACACCGTAAGTCCCTGTCTTTCGGCAATCTTTAACGCCGTCTTCCAGTAAACCTCCATACGGTCACTGAAATCATTCAGCGATTCGCCATTAGGCACCGTCACGGAGGGATTGTTTACGAAAAGAGTTAAAGCGTCCTTGTTATCCTTACGGTCTAATCCAGTGAACACGCCGAGTGACCATGGGAACAATCCACGAGTCTGAAATACGAACAAGTTATGCGGTTTGGAGATAAGATCGGCGGTAACGAAAGCTCTGAGCAGAGGAGAAGTCGAGATAGCCTTAACGGGATACTTAGACAGGAACTTAGACGCAGACATAGCCTGAGACAGCCCCGTCTTAGTCAATGGGACATCGGAACACGATCTGAAGATACCCTGTTGATTATTGAAGGCTTCCCCGTGGCGAACCACGAGCCCGATGAGTCTCTCCCCTTTTGGCATCGTTCTTAGCTCCCTATCTTAATACCGGGAAATTTGCGATGTACCTTGGAGCGAATCTCCTTTTGCTCCTCGGGAGACGCAAAGTGGGCCCTAGCCAAGGCGTTTCTGCCATGGCTCTCGTCCGGGATCGGAAATTTCCGCTTGCTGGGCAAAGCGAAGCTGGTGTCGGACAATCCCTTGCGTTCTCCATATGTCAACTTAGCCATATGTTATAACCTCCGTTTGATGGTGCGTTTGGTTTCATTGAATGGACCGCGAGAAATTGTTTCGGTCTCATCTTCTAACGGCTTAGGCGGTGCATTGCCACTATCATCCCCGCCATTGTTCGGTATACCAGCCAGAGCAAGCAGCTTGGCAATCTCATCCGACGCCAACTTACCCGTAAGATTGATCTTAGGCGGCTGAGCCTGTGCGTTGTTAGCAGCCAACTTAGCAGCCATTTGCTTGTGACCTTGCCAGTAAAGGAAGATGTTAGTCCAATGAGCCCAAGACTCGTGTCTCGTCGGGTCTGGATCGTCAGGTGTTACTCCACGCGCCTTGCGGCGAAGAGCACGGCCTTGCGGTTCACCCATCCATGCGTAAGCTGTATCAGCCATGGTAAGATGGTCTTCCGATTCGTCCTGAGCCACGGGAACTGAAGGCAGATAGCGCGGCGTATCGTTCAGTTGTTCCTGAAGCTGATTAACGTTATCCTCCATCTGCTGTCCCTGTTGAACCACTTCAGGCGGGAGTTGCTGACCCGAAGTTACAGCTTGAGAAGCCAACGTCTTAATTTCGTCATGAGATGCACTCAATTGAGTGAGTTGGTCATTCAATTGATGCCATTGCGGGTTCTCCATCGGTTCAGATTCCAGCAACTGCTGAATATCTTCCATGGCACAATCTTCCCAGTTAGCCGGGGCGATGGTGATAACATCGTCAATATGCAAAGCGGATACCACTTCTCTCAAATTACTTGGCGTGGTGATGATAGCCGCTGCTTGCGGATCGGCTTTAGCGATGTCGAGGGCGGCTAGAACCTTGGCTTCACGCTGAGCACCCGACTGTGGGATCATGCCGATAGTATCGGCCTTAGCCTTGAAGTTACCCTTGAGATTCTGCGGGTTAACCACAATATCGTCGCCAACATCGTTCTTGCCGGAGATTTCCGTGTTGCCATTCTCAGCACAGGAGAGTACAGCCTGACGCAAAGCTTCGGCGAACATCTTGTTCATCACTGACCACGGGTTGCCATGACGCTCCAGAGCTTGCTGGAGTCGGATCATAGTCGCACCAACGGTGTTGTCTTCTCCTTCACCGCCGCCGAAGAGCGATGGTGTGGCACCGTCAATGGACTGAAGCAACGGTCCGGTGTATTGCTGGAAGATTTCCAAGAACCCCGCAACCGGAGAAGGCACTGGAGTCTGACCCACAACCGACTGTAGAGTTTGTTGACGGTCGTAATCCACTGTAACGGGAACAAAGCGCGTGGTAGTGGCTTCCATCTTGGATAGAGCATCCACGTTGAACGCTTGGTCATCGAGAAGAGTCATGGCGATAGAGCCACGAATGAACTTATCCCAAAGGTCAGCCCATATGTTGATACGCTTCTGAATCGGCACATCGGAAGAGCCTAGTGAACGGCGGTTTTGCCCGAAACCACGGCAGAAGACTCCAATGGAGATATGGTCATCCATGGATTCGTTCCAGCAAGCACAAATTTCTTTACCCGCCATTACCACGAACAAGCCCTTGGGAAAATTCTCCAGAAGGATTTGACGAGTTTCTTCCTTGACCTTATCGTCATGGAACAAACCGGGGCGAATCCATGTATAACCCATGGTGGCTTCACGGATGCCGGTAGTTCCGGTCATATATTTGCCGGTAACACCGATACGGGTATTTATACGGGCGATGCGTTCAAACTCCAACTCACCGAACGTGCCCCATGATGGCTTAATCTTATCCCCCATCCATGGATAAGCGGCACGAGCCAAGGCATAATCAACTTCCTCAAAAATCTGAGCATAGCTCATCTGGTCGCGTCTATCCGCCATCATAGGCAGCTTGGATTCCAGCACGCCATGCAAAGTAGTGACTTCAACGATCTTAGGCGCGTCTTCTCCCATATCATTGGTAACTGTACCGAAGCGGGTTTCATCCGCCATAGAACGAGTCCAGAAGATACCACGCGGGTCAGTCCAGCCAAGACCGGCTAAGTCTCGTTGCAATTCCGAAGCACAGTTAGCTTCAGCCCAAATCCATTTGTACTTATTGGCTTCATCCGAGGTTTCAACATCGGATGGTTCTTTCTTTTTGGCGGGGGAGAATGAGACTTTGATTTCACCACGGTTCAAAGCGGAGGAGATAATATCGCCTTGTGCGGAGAATAAGTTAGTGGCATACAAGTTAGCGTTGTCTTGAGATACGAGTGAGTTCTGACCTTTGGGAACATCAGTACCGGCTACAGCCCAGCCGCCACGATTATCTTCGAGATACTGATACCCTCTATCAATGTGACGGTTCTCCCATACTTGAAGCACGTTGAATCGTCTGGCTGCGGAGTCCGCCTGAGAACAAAACTCAATGATGCTTTGAATGGTTTGCTGGAGAGTAGGATCGAGCTTATCCAAATCATCGGGCTTGTATATCTGAGATGAGGTAATAATCGCCGGGGCTAACTTACCCGGAACATAGTCTTGATTCTCTTGTACTTCAGCCATAGTATTCTTTCTTGGTTTGCCCATACTTCGTGACAAACTCTTCATCCTTGAGGAAGATAGCGTCCCATGCTTTCTGCGTCATGTTCTCACCTATAGTAGGTGAAGTATAGGTTTTGCCACCGGCAGCTAGTGTATCCTTAGCCATGTTTTAGTTCCATGTTTGTATTTTGGGAAACTTGTCCTTCTCTTTTTCCAGATTCTCAACGGTAAGCTGAGACAGGATTGGACCGTAAGTGTCGAGAAAGTTCTGCATCAAGGCGGAGAATGGGGCGATCTTATTGCAATTCTCCGCCATAGTCTCGTGGTCTTTAGAGAAAGACATGAGCCAGTCATGGAGATACTGAACGTTACCTTCGAGTACATCCAGCCGTTCTTCTACAGTCGGAACCTTTGGTTCTTCTGAGACTTGTTCGTCCATATTACCGACCAATCTGTGGCATCTGCATCCCAGCGGCCTTGGTAGCTTCAGCACCAGCGTTGGGTTGTTCACCTTCCATGGCTTCAGCTACATCATCAGCGGAGTAGCCAAGCTCTTTCAGCTTGTTCACGCATTCCATAGCTTCGGGATCGGATGTGATGTCTTTCTGTTCATCAACAGCCGGTTTGCCGGGAATCTTACCCGCGTCGATGCGGTAGTCATTGTGCCGTGCCATGTGAGGATTGGAGAACTCTTGTCCATCTTTTGAACGAAATGCCATTATTTTTTCCTACTTTCTTGAGCTAATCGTCTTGCTGCTGTCCATGGTTTACCCCTCAACGAAGCTGATATTTTTGTTACAACCTCTTTAGGTCGAGGTACACCCTTTTTTGTTTCAGCGTAGGCACGAAGTCTAGTCAGCATCTTTTCAGTAGCGGGTTTCTTCTTGCCTTTGGTCGCCTTAGATATTGCTGCTTTATGTTCAGCAGTTAAAGGCGCTTTCTTACGTCCCTTTTGATAAGCAGATATTTTAGCTCGGGTTTCTTGGGAACGAGGACCAGAACCACCATCTCCGCCTTCAGTCATGTTGTATCCATGTTCTCGAATGAAGGTACCAAAAAACTTGATGTAATGTTTCTCCAAATCATCAAGCAGCAAAACATCCGCATAGCAAACTTCTTGAATCGAAAAGTTAGATTCCCCATACTTACGAATCGCTCTATGAAGAACCAAATTACTACCACACTGTGCATCCCATATGTGTGCTCTGAATCTGTACTTTACCTTCTTAATGGTCTGACCAACATAGCCCTTACCATTCACTAAGTTTCGGATTAGGTAGATATAACCCCTACCCATCGTCTTCTTCCTTTACT